GCTATAGCTAGTGATAGAGCTACTGTAGCAGGATTATTACAAAAACAAGGTCATAAAGATATGGCTGATATTATAAGGAGACTTTAATGGCAATTTCACAAGCAATGTGTACTTCATTTAAACAAGAATTATTAGAAGGAGTACATAATTTTAAGAATAGTGGCGGTAGTACTTTTCAATTAGCACTATATACAAGCTCTGCATCATTAGGTGCAGGTACAACTGCATATACAACTTCTAATGAAGTTAGCGGTACTAACTATACAGCTAAAGGTGGAACTCTAACAAGAGTTGACCCTTCAACATCAGGTACAACAGCGTTAACAGATTTTGCTGATTTAACATTTAGTACAGCTACTATAACTGCTAATGGAGCAATGATATTTAATGATAGTGCATCAGGAGACCCTGCTGTTTGTATTCTTGCTTTTGGTGGAGATAAAACTTCTACAGCAGGAGATTTTACTATTCAATTTCCAACAGCAGATGCTTCAAACGCTATTATAAGAATAGCTTAATAAATGGCGGGTTGGGGTCGTTCTGGCTGGGGTATTGGTCCTTGGGGTCAACCCGCAGTAACCACAGTAAGTGTAACAGGAGTTGCAGGTACTTCTGCACTTGGTAGTGAAACAGTAATAGCTAAAGCTTTAGTTAGTGTAACTGGAGTTAGTGCTACATCAGCACTTGGAAGTGAAACTGTTACTGGTATAGCTAATATATCTGCTACAGGTAATGTAGGAACATCTGCATTAGGTAGTGAAACTGTATTAGCTTCAGCAAATATTTCTGCTTCAGGTAACGCAGGAACATCCGCACTAGGTAATGCTATAACAGCAGGTGCTGCAGTAACAGGTGTATCTGGTTCTGCTTCAGTTGGAACACTTGGTGATGAATCAGTATCAGCAGGTGCAACAGTATCTCCAACTGGAGTATCTGGAACAAGTGGATTAGGAAGTATAAGTTTAATTACTAATAACATACTTTCAATAACAGGTTTATCAGGAACAACAGCTTTAGGTAGTGAAACAGTTATAGCTAAAGCACTTATTGAAGTAATAGGACTATCTGGAACTGGTCAAATACAAGGTGTAAATATTTGGACTATTATTGATGATTCACAAACACCAAACTATACAACAGTTTCAACAACTCAATCTCCAAATTGGAGTGAAGTCGCATAGAAAATAAAGTATAATTTTTACGAGGAAAAAAAATGGCAAGTTCATATGTAAATGATTTAAGATTAAACGAAATGGCTACTGGCGATGCTAGTGGAACATGGGGTGATACTACAAATACGAATCTTGAATTAATAGCAGAAGCTTTTAGTTATGGTACAGAAGCTATAACTACAAATGCTGATACTCACACAACTACAATAGCAGATGGAGCAACAGACCCAGGTAGGTCTATGTTCTTAAAATATACAGGAACATTAGATTCTACTTGTACTATTACTATAGGACCAAATACAGTTTCTAAATTATGGATTATAGAAAATGGAACAAGTGGTTCTCAATCTATTATAATTAAACAAGGTAGTGGAGCTACAGTTACAATACCTTCAGGTAAAACTAAAGCAATTTATTCTGATGGTGCTGGTTCTGGCGGAGCTATGGTAGATGCTTTTGCTACTTTAAATTTACAAACAAGTGGCATTATTGAAACCAGTTCTTCAATTCAAACCCCCCTAATAGAATATACTGATGGAGATGATGCCATTACCATAGCTGATGGTGGTGGTGTTACTTTTGGTTCAACTATAGCTGCAAGTGCTGCATTAACTTCAACATCTACAATAGAAGGTACAACAATTACTGCAACTACAGCTTTTGTACCAGATGCTTCTGATGGTGCTGCATTAGGTACAAGTTCATTAGAATTTAGTGATTTATTTTTAGCAGATGCAGCCGTTATTAATTTAGGTGATGACCAAGACACTACTCTTACTCATGTTGCAGATACAGGTATTTTATTAAACAGCACTAGACAATTACAGTTTGGTGATTCTGGAACTTACATACATCAATCAGCAGACGGAGTATTAGATTTAGTATCTGATACTGAATTGGAACTTAATGCTACTACTATTGATATAAATGGTAATGCAGATATATCTGGAACTTTAGGTGTTACAGGTGCTGTAACAGCAGATGCAGGTGTATCTATAGACAATATAACTATTGACGGAACAGAAATAGATTTATCAAGTGGAACTTTAACATTAGATGCACAAGATGAAATTCATTTAGACGCAGATAGTGGAATAATTCGTATTAGAGATGATGGTGCTGATATTGGTATGTTAAGAAATGAAAGCACTGATTTTACAGTTCGTTCTATGGTTTCAGATAAAGATATGTTATTTAAAGGAAATGATGGTGGTTCTACAATTACTGCTCTTACCCTTGATATGTCGGAGGCAGGTACAGCAATATTCAATCAAGATGTTGGAGTTGGAATTACACCCGCACATTTAGGAAGAACTGGTAGTGGTCATGTAGTCCATTTAGACGGAGATGATTGTCAAGTAAGATTACAAAACAGTATTGTGCATCACGATAATAGTGGTAACACAACTTTATTTATAAGAAATCATTATAGTGCAACAGATTCTTTAGCACGAATTACTTTAGAAGCAGGTACACAACTTTTTACTACAGGAACAGGATTTACAGAAAGAGCCAGAATTACTGCGGGTGGGCAACTATTAATAGGTTCAAGTTTTACAAGTCCAGTTGGAGGTGAAACTGTTTTACAAGCAGCAGGTAATAGTTTAAGTGGTGGTGTAGCAGCTTTTTATGACCCAGATGTTTCTGTTAGTACAGGAAATGTAATTTTACAATTAACATTTACAGTAGACCAAGATGCAACAAATGGTAAGTTTGCACAATTTAGTGATGGTAACCATAATATTGGTTCTATATCAGCAGCAAGTGGAACTTCTGTAGCTTTTAACACAACTTCTGATGAAAGACTAAAGAAAAATATTGTTGATGCCTCTTCTCAATTAAATGTAATAAAAGATGTAAAAGTAAGAGAGTTTGACTGGAAACAAAATAATCATCACGAAGTTGGTATGATTGCACAAGAATTACATAAAGTAATACCAAATGTTGTTATTGAAGGTAGTGATGAACACAAAATGAATTGGGGTGTTGATTACGGAAAACTCACACCTTATTTAATTAAAGCAGTACAAGAACTTTCTGAAACAGTAGATGAATTAAAAACTGAAATACAAACCTTAAAAGGAGAATAAATATGGCAATATCTTACGAATGGGATTGTAAAAATTGTGAAACATATCCATCAAAAAGTGGTAAGTCAAATGTAGTTTTTGAGGTGCATTGGACACTTACGGCTACTGATGATAGTAATAATGATTCAAATGGTAATCCACAAAAAGCTAGTTGCTATGGCTCTACACCATTAGATACATCTGATTTATCTAATTTTACAAATTGGTCTAGTCTTACAAGTAATGATGTACAAAGTTGGGTAGAAACAGCTATGGGTAGTACTAGAGTAACTGAATTAAAAACAACATTAGATAAAGAAATAGCTGATAAAGTTTCACCAACATCTGTATTAAAAACATTAAGTTCTTAGATATAAAAAAAGGAGAGAAAATGAGTAAAGAAAAACAAGAACATTTAGTAATGTTAAATGACAAAGAAATGAAAGTTTCTGATTTAACATCACAACAACAATACTTACATTCACAACTACTTGATTTAAGTAATCAAGAATCACGAATAAAATTTCAACTAGACCAAGTTCAAGCTAGTAAAAGCGTTTTTGAAAAAGCATTTATTGATTCTACAAAAGAACAAGCAAATGAAGTTTTAGAAACAGAAATGAAAACCCTAGAAAATTAAGGAGAATACAAATGACAATACTTAATATATTAATGTGGATTACAGCTATTATTTCTATAGCTTCTGTTATAGCAGCAATTACACCCACTCCTAAAGATAATGTATGGTTTGGTAAACTATATAAAATTATAGATTGGTGTGCATTAAATGTTTTAAAAGCTAAAGACAAAGCACCAAAAAAGTAATGGCTACTGCTAAAGATGCTTTAAATGCTATAGAATCTCACGAAAGAGAATGTAGGGCATTATATAAAAGTATTGATAAGAGATTAGAAGATGGTTCAAAGCGTTTTGATAAAATTGAAATGATGATATGGGCTGTTTATCCATTTATAGTAGCTACTGTAATAACAGCAGGATTTTTATCATGAGTAGAGCAAAAAAATCAACAGTTAATAAAGCTGGTAACTATACAAAACCTACTATGCGTAAGCGTATATTCAACAGAATTAAAGCTGGTGGTAAAGGTGGTAGACCTGGACAATGGTCAGCAAGGAAAGCACAAATGTTAGCAAAAGCTTATAAAAAAGCAGGTGGTGGGTATAAGTAAATGGCTTATTTACAAAGTAGCATACCTTATTTTAAGTGTTGGGTTAGAAAAGAATATACACACAATCACGAAAAATATCATGGTGAATTTTTACACGCTATGGTTATTGGAGTTACAACAATTCCAAAAAGATGTTTATCTTTCCAAGTAATTTTTACAGGTGCAGAAACATACGATACAGATGAACCAAATGTTCATGGTGGAGCTATGTGGGCTCGTATGCCTATTACAGCTCTTGTTGGAGATACCCCTTTTGAAGAATGGGCTGAACCTATGGAAGTTTGGGAAGCACAACCTTGGGATTGTGCATCTCGTACACACAGTATATATGTATTAGAAAATTGTTCTCCTTGTCCTTGGATGGCAAAAATTGATGGTAAATTTTATCCTGCAAAGTATTACTTTACTGTAGATTACACAAAATCTGATACAGCAGATGACCCAGCTCAACATAAACAAAATCATGTACTTGAATTATTAGATGCAGGTAAATGGACAGGCAATATAGTTGCTTTACCTAATAATAGAGTAAGAGTTACAAGACCTGCACAATTTGAATTAGGAGAAGGTGCTCCAGATTTTAAACCTTCTCAACATATTCACTATAGTAAATCTGATTTAGATTACACATTAGATGTAAATCAAGTATTTGATAACTTATATAATGATAGTTCTGAAGATACATGAAAAGAAAAAAAGACCCTAAAATAGGTACAGGAAAAAAACCTAAAGGTAGCGGCAGAAGATTATATACAGACGAAAATCCTAAAGATACTGTAAGTATTAAATTTGCAACTCCATCAGATGCTAGAGCTACTGTAGCAAAAGTTAAAAAAGTTAAAAAACCATATGCTAGAAAAATACAAATTCTTACTGTTGGTGAACAAAGAGCTAAAGTAATGGGAAAAACACAAGTAGTTAATATATTTAAAAAAGGCAAAGAAGCTATAAGAAAACAAAGAGGTAAATAATGCCATTAAAAAAATCACAAAGGTCTTTAAAAGATTGGGGTAAACAAAAGTGGCGTACTTCAAGCGGTAAACCAAGTAAAGGCAAAAGAAGATACTTACCTGATAAAGCATGGAAATCTTTAACAAAAAGTGAAAAAGCTGCAACTAATAGAGCAAAAGCTAAAGGTAATAGAGCTGGTAAACAATTTGTTAAACAACCAAAAAAAATAGCTAAAAAAACAAGGAGTTATAGATAATGTCTAATGGACCAGATGCGTTTGTATATAACGCTACACTAGAAAGAATAGTAGATGGAGATACATTTGATTGTTGTCTTGATTTAGGATTTGATGTAAAGCTACATAAACAGCGTGTAAGACTTGCTGGTATTGATACTCCTGAAAGTCGCACTAGAGACTTAGCTGAAAAAAAACTAGGTCTTGCTGCTAAAGAAAGATTAAAAGAACTTTGTATAGGCAATTTAAAAGTTAAATCTTTAGGTAAAGGTAAATATGGTCGTATATTAGGAATACCTTATACACAAGATGGTCAAGATATTTGTCAAATGCTTATTGATGAAGGTCATGCTGTTACTTATGAAGGTGGTAAAAAAACTAAAATATGGGGTGATTACTAAAAATAATGGACTCAGTAGTTCAATTAATTAATGAAGTTGGCTTTCCAATAGCAGCAGCCATAGGTCTTGGTTTATTTATCTGGAAACTTATTAATAAAATTATTGATGGTATGGAAACTAAGGTAGATGTACTTGATGAGAAAGTATCAGCACAAATATCTGAAATAGAACAAAGATTAGGTCAAAAACTAGACTCACAACATGGAATATTAGTAGCTCTTATAGATAGAGTTCGTTCTGTAGATAATGAAATAATTAGACAAGACACACTTTTAAAAACTATATTAGGTGTACCACAACTAATGCATACTGATAGATTAGCAAAGGCGGATAGAGATGACCAAAGAAAAGATTAAATCAACAGAGCTAGAAAAATATAGACTTACAGTAACTTTAGTGTTTATTGGGATTATTTTATTTTTAGGTATAATAGGTGTAAATTTAAAAGCAGATACTATAACTTTTAAATTTAAATCACCAAGTTTTAATGGTATTGGCACATCTTCTCATTACCTTACTATAGAAAATCAAGAGTTTAGTCGTAAGTTAACTATTAAAGAAGAAATAAAAGCTTTACAAGAAGAAATAGAAAGAGAGAAAGAAAACTCTACACTTGCAAGATTTATGCGTAACCTTGAATCAAGAGTCTATGCAGAACTATCAAGACAGTTAGTAAATAACTTATTTGGCGAAACACCACAAAGCTCAGGAACAATAACCTTAGAAGGTAATACTATAGAATATACAAGCGATGGTGTAACTTTAACACTTAAAATAACGGAAGCAGATGGAACAGTTACTGAAATTACGATACCTATTGGCACTTTTACTTTCTAGCTGTTCTATATTTAATCAATTTGAAGATACATACGAACAAAGATTTGAAAGAAATAACATTGTAAAAATATCTGAATTACAATCTAAAGAATTAGCTAATGTAAAAAAACCAATAATTAAACCTGTAGTAGCGGTATACCCTACAGCTTTTACTGACCAAACAGGTCAGCGTAAAAGTAACAGCGAGTTTGCATTATTTAGTACTGCAATAACACAACAACCAAATGCACTACTTATACGAGCTTTAAAACACGCAGGTAATGGAGAGTTTTTTACAGTAGTTGAAAGAGTAGGTTTAGATAATTTAACAAAAGAAAGACAACTAATAAGGTCAGCTAGAGAACAAACTTTATCAGATGAAGAAAAAAAGAAAGCACTTAGACCTTTATTATTTGCAGGAGTTTTAATTGAAGGTGCTGTTATAGCTTATGAAACTAATCTAACTACAGGTGGTATAGGAGCTAGATATTTAGGTATTGGTTCTAGTGTTCAGTATAGAGAAGATAGTGTAACAACAACTTTAAGAATGGTATCAGTAGCCACAGGTGAGATACTAATAGAGGTAATGACTGAAAAAACTATATTTAGTTATGGTAAATCAGAAGATGTATTTCGTTTTATAGAAGCAGGAACAGAACTTGTTGAAATAGAAATGGGTAATTCCAGGAATGAATCAACAACAATAGCATTAACAAAAGCTATTGAAAGTGCTGTATTAGAAATAATTAATGTCGGTTATGACAGGAGTTTTTGGAAATATGAAGAAATTGAAATTAATGAGCCTGATTGTGATGCTGAGTGCATTAACAAGTTACGCAGCTGATAACGAAATTTATGTAGACCAGTCAGGAACTGGTGCAAATATAGACCTAGAACAATTAGGTATATCTAATATTATTGGTGGTTTAAATTCTACTGCGGGGTCTTTAAATGCTTTTGATTTAGATGGTGCTACTATGACACTTGATATTAATATGATTGGTAATACTAATAAATTTTTAGGTGATATAAACGCTACTACTTTTACAGGATTATATAATTTTACTGGAGATACAAATACTTTCACGATACAAGTAGACCCAACTAATACATATAGTTCTGCTGGTTCTGACCAAAATATAGCAGTTACAGGTAGTAGTAATACATTTACCTTAAATCAAGGTACTACAGCAATAGCAGCAAATTTAAATTTAGATTGGATTATTCAAGGTTCTAGCAACACAGTAACATCAAACATAAATATTGATGGTGCTACAAACTATATGGATATAGATGGTTCTGATAATACAATAAATTATACAGGTACTGGTGTTAATGCTTCAGCAGGTGGATATTTTTGGCTAGACCATACAGGCGGTCAAAGAACTTTTAACATACAACAACTGAGTACCCAAGATAATGACTGGCTTAAAATTATATCAATCGGTGGCAATGCTGCTTCTACTGTTTGCGTTATCCAAAACGACCAAGGTACAAGCACAAGCTGTTAATATTGGAGATATATCTGAACTAAATGGTTCAGCACAAATAGTAAGAGATAAACCATTAGATGCCGAATTAAAATTTTCTATACAAAGTAATGATGAAGCTATTACTACTAATGGAAGAATGGCTATTACATTTCTTGATGATTCTATTGTAAAGCTTACTGAACACTCACAACTATTAATAGATGAATACATTTATGACCCTGACCCATCTAAAGCAAAAATGGCTCTTACTTTTGGTCTTGGTACAGCAAGATTTATTACAGGCAATTTAAATCGTATAGATAAACAAAACATATCTCTTAAAACACCTACAGCTAATATAGCTATTCGTGGTACTGATTTTACGGCTACAGTAGATGAACTAGGTCGTAGTCTTATAATACTGCTACCAGACTCTCTAGGGCTCTCTAGTGGCGAAATAGAAGTAGTTACTGCTATGGGAACAGTTTTACTTAACAAACCTTACGAAGCAACTACAGTAAGTGTATTTGAATCAGCACCAAGCAAACCAGTAATATTAGATTTAACATTAGATGTAATAGACAATATGTTAATTGTTACGCCTCCTAAAGAAGAAACTGTTATAGAAGAAGAAGCTACAAGCACACAAACAGATAGCGTACTTGATTTTAATGACTTAGATATAGACTATCTTGCAGAAGATTATTTAAAAGAAGATAGCTTAGAATTTACAGAACTAGATATAAATTATCTTGATGTAAATTATTTAGAAGATTTATTAAATGTTTTAGATGGATTAGCTATAGCTGAAGAAGAGGACCAATTAGCACAGGCTACAAGTACACAAATATCAGGAACATTATTAGGTAAAGACCCAGATACACAGATAACAACTATAATTACAGGACAAGTTGTTAGTTTAAGAAGAAGTGTTAGCGAAAGCGTACAGTTAGATTTAGATGGAAATAATGCTTACACAGTAATATTTATACAAGATGGCATTTCTAACATAATAAAAGTTAATGGTGGTAGTGATTCTACAATAACAATAACTCAAAGTGATTAATGAAAAAATTAATATTACCTATACTTATAATACTAGCACTACCTCTAATATTTCAAAGCACTCCAACAGAAATATTAAAACTTAAAGTGTATGACACTTTTGTTAAAACACCAGAACCATCAGGTAATTTTATAATACTTAATATTACGGAAGATGATGTAGAGCGTGAAGGTGGTTATCCATTACCTAGAAAAAGATTAGCTGATATACAAATGGAGATTATTGGTAAAGGTGCTTTAGGCGTAGGTTGGGTTATATCTTTTCCACAAGCAGATAGAATGGGTGGTGATGAAGATTTTGGAAGGTCTTTAGGATATGCACCTTCTGTTATAGCTATGTTTGAAGATGGTAAAGGTAATTATCCTAAACCAACAGGAACTGTAGTGAAAGGTGAAGATAATGGTGGTATAGTATCTTTGGGAGTTAAGGAAAACCTGAACACTCTTAAAAATAATACATTGCAGGGTTTAGCCATTGCTCCCACTGAAGTTGACCAACTTGTTAGAAGAATACCTCTTTTGGTTAAAACACTTGATAATAATTGGATTCCTAGTTTTGGCACACAAATATACAAAGCTTTATTTGGTGTAAAAACATACATTATAAAAACTAATGATAATGGTATAGAAGAAATATCAATTAGAGGAATACCACCAGTTAAAACAGATAGTCTTGGTCGTAAGTGGATTAGTTGGGTAGATACAGAACAAACTAATTTACAAGAAATAAATGTAAATGGTAAATTTGTTTTTATTGGAGTTACTGCTAATGGAGTAATGCCACAAGTTGCAACACCTGTTGGATTACTAGAACCACATAAAATACAAGCTGCATTAGCAGAATCAATTTTAATACAAGACAGTCCTTATATTCCTGATTGGCATTTAGCAGTTGAATTATTAATTCTAGTGATAACAGTAATTTTGGTTTGGTTATGTGTAAATATTTTTGGAATGACTCTAGGAATAACATTTACCAGTATATTATTCTTTTTAACAATATTTCTTGGACACTATTTAATACAGCGTGGAATACTAATAGATGTAAGTTGGACATTAATTTCACAGTTTATAACAGCATCAATAGGTTTTTATTTAAGATTTAGAGAACAATACAAATTAAGACAACAAATTAAAAAACAATTTGAACATTATCTTGACCCTAGACAAGTTAAAAAATTACAAGATAACCCAGATTCTTTAGTATTAGGTGGTGAGCGTAGATATTGCACCTTTCTGTTTACAGATGTAAGAGGTTTTACTGCTATGTCTGAAAAATTAGAGCCAGAAGAAGTTACAGAAATAATGAATAAAGCACTTACTATACAAGCAGATGCAGTTAAAAAATATGGTGGTATGGTAGATAAATACATAGGTGATGCCATGATGGCTATTTTTAACGCACCGATTAATCTGCCAAACCATGAAACTTTAGCTGTGTTATGTGCTGAAGAAATACAAGAAAATATTAAAAAAGCTGATTTAAGCGTTGAAATAGGTATAGGTGTTAATACTGGATATGCTGTTATAGGCAATATGGGCAGTAATACTAGGTTTGATTATACTGCTATAGGTGATGCAGTAAACCTTGCTGCTAGGCTTGAAAGTTCTACTAAGGAAGTTGGTCAAGATATTGTTATTGGATATAATACAATTAATGCAAAAGATTTTAATTCTGAAATAATGTTAAAAGAATTAAAAAGTATATATGTAAAAGGTAAAACAAAACCAATACAAATATATACAATAAATTAATTTAAGGAGTTTTATGAAAGCAATATTAAAAAATATAGTAGGAGCAGTAGCACCTACAATAGGTTCAGCAATGGGTGGTCCTCTTGGTAATATGGCTATGGGTAAAATAGCAGAAGTACTAGGAGTATCTAATGACCAAAAAACTATACAACAAGCTATACAGAACGCAACTCCAGAACAAATGCTTGAACTTAAAAAAGCAGAACAAGAGTTTGAAGTGCAAATGAAAGAGCTTGATGTTGATGTATTTAAACTTGAAACACAAGACAAACAACACGCTAGAGGTATGTTTAGCAAAGATTGGACTGCTCGTATTATTGGTTTAGTAACCATAGGCGGCTTTCTTGGTTATATATTTTTAGTAACATTACAACCACCAGAACAAAATAGCGAAGCATTAATAAACTTAGTGCTTGGTTATCTAGGAGGATTAGCTAGTGCAATTATTTCGTTCTATTTTGGAGCGTCTCACACCAACGATAAAGGAGAGTAATATGAAAATATCACAAGAAGGATTATCCTTAATTAAAAAGTTTGAAGGTTGTGAGTTAGAAGCTTATAAATGTGCAGCAGGTGTATGGACTATAGGTTATGGTTCTACTAAAAGTGTAAAAGAAGGTGATACTCTTACACAAGAAAAAGCAGATAAATTATTATTACATGAAATGAATGAGTATGAAGGTTATGTGAATGAAATGGTAAAAGTTGATTTAAAACAAAATGAATTTGATTCACTTGTATCATGGGTATTTAATTTAGGTCCATCAAACCTTTCTAGCAGTACACTTTTGCAAAAATTAAATAATAAAGATTGGGATGATGTGCCAAATCAAATAAAAAGATGGAATAAAGCTGGTGGTCAAGTAAAACAAGGTTTAGTAAGAAGAAGAGAAGCAGAAGCTTTGCTGTTTGAAGGCAAAGAATGGCATGAGGTTTAAATATGACATTAGCTAAATATGTATTTAGACCAGGTATAAACAAAGAAGGTACTAATTATAGTAACGAAGGTGGGTGGTTTGACGCAGATAAAGTTAGATTTCGTAAAGGTAGACCCGAAAGAATAGGTGGTTGGCAAAAACAAAGCACAGATAGTTTTATAGGTACAGCTAGAAAAATATTTGTTTATAGAGCATCTAGTGGTACAAATTATATTACTTTAGGTACTCATCAAAAATTTTATGTATTAGAAGGAAACGCTTATAGTGATGTTACCCCCATACGAGCCACGACTACTAATGGTATTGTTTTTTCTGCTACTGATGGCAGCACTACTATAACTGCAACTGATGATGCTCATGGTGCTGTTATAGGAGATTTTGTAACTATAAGTGGTGCAGTATCTTTAGGTGGCAATATTACTGCTTCTGTATTAAATCAAGAATATCAAATAGATAGTGTTCCAACTGTAAATACATTTACTTTTACAGCTACTGCAACAGCAAATGCAAGTGATGAAAGCGGTACTGGTGGTTCTGGTGCAGACGCAGTTTATCAAATAAATACAGGTCTTGATGTTTATGTTCGTTCAACAGGCTGGGGTGCAGGAACTTGGGGTGCTGGAAGTTGGAGTTCTGCTACTGATTTATCTCTTACTAATCAATTAAGATTATGGTCTATAGATAATTTTGGTGATGATGTTATTTTAAATCCAAGAGCTGGTGGCATTTTTTATTGGGATGAATCATCAGGAACTAATACAAGAGCAGTAAATGCAACAAGTTTAAGTAATGCTAGTGATGTTCCAACAGCAGTATTACAAGTTATGGTTTCTGATGTAGATAAACACGCAATAGCTTTTGGATGTAATCCTATAGGTTCTACAACTATTGACCCTTTATTAGTAAGATTTTCAGATACAGAAAGTATTATAGATTGGACACCAACTGCAACCAATCAGGCTGGTGGTGTACAACTATCAATGGGGTCTACAATTATAGGTGCACTTAGAACAAGACAAGAAATACTTATTTGGACAGATGCAGGTATAGTTTCTATGAGATTTGTAGGAGCACCATTTGTATTTTCATTTAATGAAGTAGCACATGGTCCATCTTTAATATCTCCTAATGCAGCAGTTAATGCTAATAATCAAGTTTACTTTATGGATAATGGTGGTTTTTATAGTTATTCAGGTAGTGCTCAAAGATTACCTTGCACAGTATTAGATTATGTTTTAAGTGATTTAAATCAAACACAATCATTTAAAATATTTGGTGCAGTTAATGATAGTGCTAATGAAATAATGTGGTTCTATCCATCAGGAAGTAGTTTAGAAGTAGATAAATATGTTATGTATAATTATTTAGAACAAGTATGGTCTATTGGAACTACATCAGATAATTTTGTTAGGACAGCTTGGGATGAAGCATTAATACTAAATAATCCTATAGCTGCTAGTAAAAATAGCAGTACAGTAAATACTAATTATCTTTATGCACATGAAATAGGACATGGAGATGATGGTAGTAACTTTACAGCATATATAGAATCAAGTGATTTTGACTTAGACCCTGATGGCGAAAAGTTTATAGCAGTAAATAAAATAATACCTGATATACAATTTAGAGACCAACAATCTACATCTGATGATGTAACTATAACAATAAAAGGTAGAAATTATCCATTAGAAGATTTATCTACTTTATCTACTGTATCAGTTACACCAGCTTCTACATTTACTAATACAAGAGCTAGAAGCAGACAATGTGCTATTAGAGTATCTAATTCATCAAATGATTATGGTTGGAGACTTGGTGATTTAAGATTAGATATAAGACCAGATGGTAAAAGATAATGGCAAATCCTAAATCAATAGCATTACCTTTAGCACAACAAGAATATAGTTCCGCAGATGAGGCAGTTACAAGAAGAATAATGGAACAAGCAATACAAGATTTAGCTATAGAAGTAGATAAATTACAAAGATTACAAAGTGTTGTAGTTAGTAAAGGTTTAAAAAGACATCAATTTTTATTAATGGGAATGAAGCATGGCTGATAATTTAAAAGTATTAGGTCAAGTTGACCCTGCAGCAACAACAACAACTACACTTTATACTGTGCCTAATATGACACAAACAACAGTTAGTTCTATAGTTGCAGCAAACAGAACAGGGTCTGCAATAACATTTAGATTAAGTGTTCATGTAGCTGGTGCAGGTGCAGATGATAAACAGTTTCTTTTTTATGATAAATCTGTAGCAGCAAATGATTCATTATCAATAGTTTTAGGTATAACATTAAATCAGACAGATGTCGTAAAAGTTTATACAAGTGCAGTAGATATGAGTTTTAATATGTTTGGTTGCGAAACCAAAGAGGAAGATAGATAAATATGGATATAAAACAACAAACCAAAAATGTAGCAGCACAAGGTCGTTTTGGCGATTCTATGTTACTTCATGTAAATCCTGCAGAAGTTAAAGGATTAGCATCTGCTATGCCTATAACAATAAATCCAGATACAGGACAACCAGAAGCTTTCTTACCTTTCTTAGCACCTATGTTAGGTAGTTTATTAGCACCTTCAATTCTTGGAGCAATAGGTGTTACTGGATTATCAGCAGGAGCTATGGCAGGTATAGGAGCTGGTTTAGCTACATATGCACAAACAGGTGGTTCTGGAAGTAAAGCATTATTATCAGGACTTACAGCAGGTTTAGGAACAAAAGCTTTAGAAGGTGTAGCAAATCCAGGTTTAGATACAGCTATAGCTGATGCACAAGTTACAGCAGGTATAGGTACACCTGTTGACCCAAGTTTTGTTGGACCTGTAACACCACCTACAAGTTTTGCACAAACACCACCTACAACTTTAGCTGGTCAACAAGCTGCAGAACAAGCAGTAAGACAAACTGTAGGTGGACCAGGAGCATCTTTACAAAAAATATTTAGTCCTGGATTAGATGAAGGTATAAAATCATTAGGAAGTGCAGCAATGACTCCTACTGGTATGTTAGCAGCAACTACAGCAGGTACTGGAGCTGTAATGCAATCACAAGATGAATTTGAAGCAATGTTAAGACAAATGAATGTAGATGAAGAAGAACGCAAAAGATTAATGTATGAGAGATACCCTGAACAAATACCAGTAGCTACAGGTGGTAGCACTAATTTTGCAGATGGTGGTACAACAGGATATAGAAAAGGTGAAAATGTTTACTATGACCCAAGAGAAACTAATGATTTTAACCTAGGTTCTGGTGAATATTATGTACCTGGTGGTCGTGCACAAACTACAGTAAGACGAGCTAGACCTATAACGCCTGGATTTATGGCAGGTTTTTCTCCTGAATACAGATACTTTCAAGGCGATGACCCAAAAACATATTTAACAAAATATGCTAGAGACATACAAGATAGTGCTAATCCACAAATAGAATCAACTGGTTATTCTCTACCTCCTCAAAACTATAGAGGATTTAGACAACCAAGACTACAACCATTATCACCTCCAGGTGGATTTATGCCTCCTCCAAGATTTGGTGGTTATGGCAATCCGTTTATGCAAACTCCTAGTTATAGAAGTTTTTATGGCAATCCTCAAATGGGCGGCATGATTAATCCATATGCAAGATTTACACAACAGCCTATACAACCATACTTTGCACCATCATCATTTTATACACCACCACCTAGAGATGATATACCACCACCACCAAATAAACCTATAGTTCCACCTACTGATGATGGTATAGGTCGTAAAGGTAGAACTAGAAATATAGAACCTGTAATTCCATCAGATGACTTTGTTACTAGAAAACCTGTAAATAAAGGACCTAGACCTATAAGAGAAACTATAAAACCTATAACTACACCACCTCCTACAATAACAATACCTATTGAAGGTGGAGCAGATGTAACAATACCTGATTTTAGTAAAATAAATACTCCAATAACTCCTCCTATGATTAGAGGTTTAGAGAATAGAGATACTATGCGTGATGAAATGTCTTTAGATAGAGGGTTAATGATTAATGAAAATCCAGTTACATTTACACCTCCTGTAACTCCTCCTCCTGTAACTCCTCCAACTCTTCCAACTCCAGCAGCACCAGCTAATACACCTATGCAAAAACCTATGTCTATTGGTGGACCAGGTGGTGGTATGTTTGGAGCACCTATGTTTGCAGGTGGTGGAGATACTAATAAAGAATTACCTAATGAAGGATTAAAAGCTTTAGCTAAAACAGAAAAAGGTAGAAAAGCTGTAGAAGCAATGGGTTATCAAGAAGGTCAAGATATAAATATTCCTATGCCTACTGGTCAATCAACAGATATGATGATGCAAGACCCTATAGTTCAAGAAGTTATACAGTTTATTCTTGGTGAAACAGATAATAATGAAATTATAAATGAGTTTATAATTAAGTATGGTCAAGAACAACTTATGATGTTAAGAGATATGGTATTAAAACAAGCTGCAGGTAATCCAGATGTACAAACAGAAGGACTAATAGAAGGTGTTGGTAATAGCGGTATGGCAGATGATTTACCTATGAATATAGGCAATAAACCTATAGCTGCTGTATCACAAGATGAATATATTATTCCAGCAGATGTTGTATCTATGTTAGGCGATGGTAGTTCTGATGCAGGTTCTAAACAATTAGATGGTATGTTAGATAGAGTTAGAATGGCTAAAACTGGTGGTAAAACACAAGCTCCACCATTAAATCCAAATAAGGTATTACCAGCATGAATCAAGTAGCAGAAAAAATAGAATTGGAAGTAGAACATGATTTTGAAATATCACTTGTGCCAGAAGATAAATTAACTTTGGTTTGGGAACAATGTGAAAAACATTTGCAAAAATCTTGTAATCGTTCTAATGGTAGAGCTTTACCTAAAGATATATTTTATGATTGTTTAAATAATAGAGCTTCACTATGGATTATATTTGATAAAAAAACATTAGATATATTTGGATGTTCTATAACAAAAATAGTTGAATATCCAACTGGTAAAAGAATGTTGAATATAGACCATATTGGCGGTAAAAAAATGGATGAATGGATTGATAGAGGTCTTGAAGTTATAAATAAATGGGCTAAAAGTAATGAATGTACAGGTATAGAAGGCATTGGTAGAGCAGGTTTTTGGAACTGGATTAAAGATAGAAAAGGATGGGAAAAAACAGCAATTTTTTTTGAATATGAATTTAAGGAGAATGAATAATGGGCGGAAGAAGCGGCGGTTCATCAGCACCAACAGAAACAAAGATGATACAAACAGATTTACCAGAATATGTACAACCATATTTTGAGCGACTCCTACAAAGAGGAGAAGCAGAATCTAATCAACCATATACTCCATATGGCGGAGAAAGAATAGCTTATTTTTCTCCTGATGAATTAGCTAGTCAAGGTATGACAAGAGGTTATGCACAAGCAGGAACTCCACCAGAATATCAATTAGCTTCACAAAGAGCTGCTATGTTAGGTGGACCATATGGTTCTGGTTATCAAGCTGATTATTTAGGCAATACATATGATGCACAAGGATATGGCTCTGGCTATCAAGCTGGTTTAGTAGGTTCTGATTATCAAGCAGGTATGATGGGTCCAGGTTATCAAGCACAAGGATATGCACCTACATATCAAGCAAGAAGTGCTGGACCTGATTATAATGTTTTAGGTTATGAATCTAATATAAATAGATTTATGAGTCCTTATCAACAAGCAGTTACAGATGTAGCTAAAAGAGAAGCTATAAGACAATCTGAAATGATAGGTGATAAAACTGCTGATTCTGCAGCTATGTCTGGTGGTCTTGGTGGTTATCGTGAAGCTATTTTACAAGCAGAAAGAGAGCGTAATCTAGGTCAACAACTTGATGATATACAAACAAAAGGTAGTCAAGCAGGTTTTCAATCAGCACAAGCACAACTTGCAGCAGAAAGAGCAGCACAATTAGATTCTTCAAGATTTGGTCTGCAACAATTTACTGCAGAAGAACAAGCAAGACAAGCACAAGAAAGATTTGGACAAAGTGCATATGGATTAGAAGAAGGTTCTTTCCAAAAACAAACACAATTAGATACACAAAGATATCAAGCAGGTGAAGCTGCAAAACAAGCAGCAGCTAAGTTAGGATTAACAGCAGCACAACAAAACGAAGCAGCACGACAAGCACAAGAAAAATATATGCAAAGTGCATATACTATGACTGAAAAATCATTTCAAGAACAAGGCAGACAAGATATTGAAAGATTTAAAGCCCAAGAAGCTGCTAGACAAGCACAAGAAAAATTTGGTCAATCAGCTTATGATATGTCTCAACGATATGGTTTGGCATCTGTAGATGCTCTTAGAGGTGTTGGTGGAGATATACAAGATGATGTAAGACAAAGAATAGCAGCATTACAAGGTATAGGTTCACAACAAAGAGCAATGCAACAAGCATCTATGGATATGGGTTATCAAGACTTTTTAAGACAACAAGGATTTGGTCAACAACAATTAGGATTCTTAGGTGGATTATTAAGAGGTGTGCCTGTACAACCTAATCAACAAGTAAGCACTTTTCAACAACAACCAGGATTATTCCAATCAGCTTTAGGCATGGGATTACAAGGACTGGGTTTATATAAAGGATTATCATAATGTCAAATTTAGTAGAACTAGCAAATGAATTAGAGGATTTTCCAAAAGAACAATTAATACAAATGTCGCAAGACCCTAACTCTACTTATCCCTCTTATTTAGTATTATCTGAAATAAAAAGAAGAACACAAATGGAAAAAATGTATGCTGCACAACAGCCCAAACCAGAAACAACTGTTGCTGAAGAAGTAGTTAGTGAGTTTGCATCTAGTCCTGCAGGTTTAGGAGCTATGGCTCAATCATCTGATACACCAAATGCTTTCCAGTCAGGTGAAATGGGTAACATGGCTCCGCCTTCTCCTATGCAGATGATGGCTAGTGGTGGATTAACAGGCTATCAAGCAGGTAGTACGACTGAACAAGAAATGTTAAAAAATCAATTTCTACAAAGTGCAGGAATAAGTGATAGTAGTGCAGGAATAGGTAGTGCTAATCCTATGCAAGAACAAATTAACAGAGAAGAAGTTGATAAAAATATTGGACAACTTGCACAACAATATGGTGTTTCTACTTTAAAATATATTGGAGCTTTAAATGAAGATGGCAGTATTAATTATGGTAAATCTGCTTTAGCTATAGCATCTCTTCATCCTATAGTTAGATATGGTAAAAGAGCAGCTCTTGGATTAGGTAGTGCAGCACAAAGATTTGCACCAAGATTATTACAAAAAGCAAAAAATCTTGTTACAAAACCTGGAATGAAAATACAAAATCCTGCTTTAAAAACAGGGATGCAATATGGTGATGATATTATTGACCCTAAAACTGGAGCTAAAATACCAAAAGTTATAACTGGTCCTAGAACATTAAAAATGCCTACTGTAAGAGGAATAGGTAATCTTGCTTTACCAAGTTTAGTTATAAGTAATTTAATAGAAGGTGGTAGAGAAAGACAAGACGAAAGAGAATTACAAGCTAAACTAAAAGCAGAACAAGATAAAGAAGCTGCAAAACAATTAGAAGCAGATATAGCAGCAAGACAACAAGCTGCAGCAGATAAAGAAGCTGAATTACTTGCAAAAGCTAAAGAATCTCGTCAAGCAGATATGTTAATAGGTCTTGGTGGTGCTATAGGTTCTGCTAAAAATTTAGGAGAATTAAGTAGCGGTATATCTAATGCTTACTTTGGAGTTAAATCAGCAGAACAAGCTTCAGAATTAAAAGGCTTACAAGGTAGATTATTAGAAGCTAAAATTGCTAACATGGAACCACAAGCTATTATAAATGAAATGAACGCTTTAACTTCATATATTAAAAATGCACAAGATGCTGGTATAAAAATTCCAGAAGAAGAAATGAAATCTATTAATGCACAAATGACTATTTTAAGAGAACAGTTACAAATATTAAGAGATAAAACAGGTACAGGTTTTGCTGCTTCAGAATCGCCAACAGGCGGAGATATATTATCTAAAAATAAAGTTGCATAATGAGTATTTATAAAGCACCAGATGGAAGTGGAGATAAATTTATTATTCCATCAGACCCAAATGAAAGAGCTCAATTTGTTGCTGCTGTTAAAGAAAGATATGGTGAAGATTTAGACCAAACATCAGCATTAGGACAAGTAGGCGAGTTTGTAAAAGCAATACCAAGAGGTGTTGCTGGATTAGCTTTAGATGTGCCTACAGGTATTGTTGGTTTATTTGATATTGGCAACGACAGTAACTTATATAAAGGTCTTGAAGGATTACAAGATAGATTAAGAGAAGATTCTGCATTAGCAGCAGACCCACGATATGCTGATAAGTTTTCTACAAAACTAGGAGAAGGCATAGGTTCATTCGGACCATTCTTAGGTGCAGGTATGGTAGGTAGAGCACTAGCTAAAGCACCAGGAGCAGCTAAGGGCATACTATCACCAACATTTACAGCACCAACAGCTTTAGCAATACCCACAGGTATAGCAGCACAAGGCGATAGACTACAGATGGCTAGAGAAATGGGCGAAGATGTAAGTGGTCTAACTGAGACTACTGCTGAATTATTTGGTGGTCTTATAGGTATAACTGAGGTATTACCTGTTGCTAGTATTTTAGGTAAAGTATCTAGTAAAACAGATTTAAACATAAAAGAAAAATTAGTATCTGCTTTACAATCTGGTGCATTTGAGGGTGGACAAGAGGTAGCTGCAAGTATATTACAAGATTTAACAGCTAAAGGTCTTTATAGTGAGGACTTACCTATAGCAGATAGTATGTTTGAAGAGTTTACTATTGGTGGCATTATTGGTGCTGGTGCTGATTTAGTTGTTACTAGCATGGCAGGTAAAAGTTCTGCTAGAAGAAAACAACTAGAAGAAGATAATTTAAGAGCTGATGAAAATAAAGCTCAGTTAATAAATGCAAAAAAAGCTGAACTTGCAATGGAGCAAGGCACTCTTGAAGAAATACAAGATATACCACCTACTATAGTTCCACAACTTATAGCACCTGAAGAACTTGGAGTAGAGCCTTCAGTAGAAGTAGTAATGACTCCACAAGAACAATTTGCTGTTGTTGATATTACTAATCCTGAAGCTCCTGCACAGGTTGATATAAAAGATACAGAAATAGAAGCTATAAAAGTAAGAGACAAGATAACAAAAGACTTTAATAATAAAAAATTAAAATCAAAACTAGATAACGATACATATAATTTAGGACTAATTAATAGTTCTACTGCTTACGAAATAGGACAAAGTTTAGAAGATAGTAGAGCTAGTGATGTAACTATTCAACAATTAATAAATAGTGTGCCTAAAGATTCTAAACAAGAGGTAATTCTTAGAGGTTTAGTAAATAGTTTTGTTGCACAAAATCCAGGCAAAACTTCTCGTAGCTATCCTAGATTATCTATGACAAAAGTTAAAGAATTACTAACGCCTAAACAGTTTAATGAATTTACATCTGCATATGCACAAGGAGTATTTAAAGCTTCTGAAAAAAATGGTGAGCCTTCTATTGTTGCAGATAAAGATAAACCAAATACATCAGCTAAATATATAAAAGAAATAGCTGAATCTAAAAATATAGATTTAGATTTTCAATCACCTGCTGTTCAATATGCAGCAGAAAAATACACAGGTACGCCTGAGTTTAAAAAAATGAAACAAGGTCAAAAAGAATTATTTTTGGCTAAACTTCATTCACTTCCTAAGTTCAATTCAAGAACAACTTTCCCAGACTTTAGACCAAGAGATTATTCTGCACAAGATATGGCAGAATTTGTTGCTAATATAAAAAGCAACAACATGACTTTTAATAAAGCATCTTTAAAACAAATGGATAGGAATGAACAATTCCTTGATGATTTAATTTATAGCAATAGAGCAGAAAAAATAGAAGGTACTAATAACTATAAGATAAGAGATAACTTTGAGTTTGATATAGCTAGAAGAGCAGAAGGTTTTAATGAAACACCAGAAGAGTTTGGTGCAAGACTTACTGCAGAAGGTAAGTTACCTCCAGAAACTATTGCAGAATTAGTACAACAAGAAACAACAAAACAAGAAAGATTACTACCACCTGCAGAAGTAATACCTAAAACTATTAATTATGCTGAAACTTTAGAGCAAGGTAAGACTAATAAGTTTGCAAAAGAAATTAGAAAAATAATGGATGCAAGAGGTCTTAAAGAGACTGGCATTATTATAAGTGATGACATAATCTCTACTAGCACATTAAGACAAATAGAAGGTGAAATAAAGTATGACCCTAGTGAATTAATAGACCCTAAAACTGGTAAAAAGGCTAGAGGAGAATATGATAAAAATACAGATACTATTTTTCTATCCCTTAATGCAGTAAATCCTGATGGTAGTGCTACTGATGTAGAAATACAAGAAAGACTTAATAAAGTATTAGACCATGAGATGATTCATGCTCTTCGTGCAAAAGATTTAATTACTGAAGCAGAATATCAATATCTAAAAAAACAAGTAGAACAACAAAAAGACCCTAATACAAATAAAACTTTTTTTGAACAAGCTAAACTTGATTATTCAGATATTTCTGCAAGAGCAAAAACAGATGCAGAAGCTACAGAATTTCTTTATGAAGAAGCTATAGCAGAACTATTTAGAAAAAAAGATTTACTGGTTAATAATCCTCCTAAAGTAGAAGGTATCTACAATAAGATTATTGAGTTCTTTAAATCTATGGGTCAAGCTATGCGTAGCTCAGGATATAAGAGTGCTACAGAAATATTTAATGATATTGAATCAGGCAGAATTGGCAGAAGAGAAAGAGGTGTAGTAAGAACTACTAGGATTGGAGATAAAGGATTACAATCATTTAACTTTGCTACAGACTTTTCACAATTAGATGAACCTGCAGTTAGACCAACAATAATTCCTGGTGATGAAATAAGACAAACTCTAAAGCCTACAGGTATTAGACCTTTAACCATACCAAAACCTAAACCAACACCTCCTACGCCTCCAGCAGGTCCTACAACGCCTCCTGCAACACCTTCTACAACACCTACAACTATTTATAATACTAAAAAATTAACAGATGATGAGTATATGGCTGAAAGGTCAAAAATTCTTAAAGGATTGCAAGATGCAAAAATATTAGATAAAGATATATTTGATAAAGATGGTAATGTAACTAAAACTATTAAAGGTAATAATGATTCTATAAAAATGATGAAATGGTTAATTGATAATTCACCAAGTCAAGATTACAAAATTATTGCACAAAAAGTTCATAAATCTTTATTAGCATTAAAAAAACAAGGTAGAACATTTCCTCTTAAATTAGAAGTAGGTAAAAAACAACCTGATATGCGTAGAGGTCAAGCTGCAATACAGCCAAGTGATAGAAATCCAATGCAACCATATAATTTTCAAAAATTTACTATGCTTGTTAATGATGGTAGTACAAAAACAACAAATGCGTTTTCTAATACTTCTGAATGGAGAAGAGGCAATGGAGTTCATTTTGAAGCTTTATTACATGAAGGAATACATCAAGCTACATTAGCTCAGATATATGCTGCTCAACATAACTTAACTACTAGAGATGGACCTAAAACATTTCAAGAAAGTGCATCAGGTAAAAAAGTAAAAGCTGCACATAAAGAACTTGCTATACAAGCAAATAGAGTAAAAGATTATTATCAACAAAGAATGAAATTTTATGAAAATCTTGCAGGAAGAATACAACAGCAAGAAGAAGGAGCATTAGAAGAATACAAATCTATTTATAATAATTTACCCAATATAGAAAAAAATCTAGCAGATATTTATATTACTAAAGATTCAACAGGTTTTATATATCCTAGAGATGAAAATACTTTTAATGGCGTACAAGTACAAAAAAAAATATTCAATGACCATTATATTAAATATCAATTATTTTCTAATGAAGCTCAATATAATGAAGATGTATCAGAGTTATTAACTTTTGGATTAACAAATAGAGACTTTCAAGAAATGCTTGAATATATACCTTTAGGCAAAGATGCTACTAATAGTGTATGGAATAAATTTGTAGAAACAATTAGAAAATTATTAGAGATACCTGCAAAATTAAATACAGAATTATCTGCATTTCTTAAAAATGCTTCTACTTTATTAGACCTTAAAACAGAAGGTTTAATAGCACCAACTTCTGTAGGAGAAACGGCTGCACCTATAGATAAAGAAATACCTACTTTTAGTAGAACAACAAACAAATATCCAAAAACACAACAACAAATAAATACTGCACCTAGAGAAATACTAGAAGAAAGTTTAAATTATCACAATCAATTATTGTCTAAAAAAGAAAGAGAAAGAACAGTAGATGCTACTATATTAAAAGATTGGGAAGTAAAAAAATTAAACAGAGCTGTAACAAATACATCAGCTATTATAAATAAAACAAAACAAAGATTAAAAGAATTAGATGATGGTACAGGTCAATTACCTTTATTTAGTAGAACTGTTACAGATGACGATATTATACAAAGTAGAGAATATCAGAACAGATGGTATAGCGAAGTTGCTAAAGCTTATAAAAAATATGAAAAAAATTGGTTAAATTATTATAACAAAGTTATATATGATTTAGACCAAGATGTATCATTCTCAGATGTGCGAAGAAATGACCAAGAACTTGTACCACCAGGAGCTTTTTCAGATATTAATGATGATGTTCTTGATAAAAGAGTTTCTGATGGTATGTTAGTAGGTGAATGGAAATTTGCAACAGAACAATATGATGATTTACCATATGATGCTAGATATGGTAATAGTTTAGATGAATATGGATATGCAGAATATCAAAATTTAGGTTTTGAATTAGGAAATTTTGTAGGTGATGGTAAAACAAAAACATTTATTTTAAATGAATCTCCAGTAGGAGATATTATTGTTACACATGATTTAGTTAAAAGAAATCCTAAAACTGGTAAATACGAAAGCAGTATATATGAAGATGATTTTTTATTTTATTATCCAAGCCCAAGTAATTTACCACAAAATTTTGTAGATGAAGATGGAAATTCTTTTGATAAAAGAATTAAAAGAGGAACTAATGAATTTGATATAGATGGCAATAAAATAACTTTTAAAACTGCTCCTGCTAAAGGAGAATCAATTACAGTACGAAAAGATATAGATACTATAGCAGCATTTTTACAAGACAAAATAGTAAAAGAAATGCGTAGTGAAAATACTTTAAATGAAAATCCAGAATGGATGAAACAAAGTTTTGAAAAAAATAATAATATTTTTTATAGAGGAGAAAATCCAAATACAGGTGTAGCTACTGGAGAAGATTTCTTTGCATTAGGTGAAGGACTTTATTTAACTGATAGAGTAGCTACAGCACAAGCTTATGCTAAGCAAGTAGGAGAAGCTGGTATAGTAAATAAATATTTTGTTCCTGATAATATAAAATTACTTGATGCTGATAGTACACAGTTTATAGAGTTTAAAAAACAATTAGATTTAGAATCTTGGGAATCTCCAAGAACTAAAACAGATACATTTTCATTAACAAATAAAGTAAAAAAAGCTGGATATGATGGTGTCTATAGTAAAGATGATATGACTGGTATGGTCATATTTAATCCACAAGAAGTAGGTGTAAGACTTGCACCTGAACAAGATACAGATTTACCTACATTTAGTAGAGCAGCTTCTACACCTATAGCTACTAATATTGAAAATAAACCTTCTGTTGGGCGTTTAAAAAATAAATTTATTTTAGACAAAAATGGAACTTTATATGAAGGTAAGGTAGAACGAAAAATTCAATATGATGAAAATGATAATATTTTAGAAGATGAAAATGGTAATCTTATAATAAAAAATGAATTAGTAAAAAATGAAATTTCATCAGATGTTGGAGTATTTGGTCCTGAAAGAAATCAAGGTATCTTAACTAGTATAAAAGGAGGTTATTTTATTGATTCAATAGGTCGTGAAAATAAAGATTATCCAAGTATTATTGGAACACTAAAAGATGGATGGACTTTTCAAATAGTTAATATGGAATCTATTGGAGGAAGTAAAAATGAACTTGTATTTCTTTTAAATAAACCTGATGAAACTGGTTGGAATACTGATTATAAAGTAGCAGATGTATATGAATATTACAATAAAGAAATTCCTTATACATATAAAAATATGGGTTATTTTCCTCCAGTTGACCGCTATAAAGATGCTCTACCCTATATAGGTTATTTTACAAAACCTATTCAAGAATCAGTATTTGATACAGACTTACCTACATTTAGTAGAACTAATTTAATACCTAAAGATATTGAAGTTCCTTTTGATTGGGCGAGTAATAATCGTTTTGAAACTAGTGCAATAATAGACCAATTAGAAATGAGTA